CACTCATAATTGTATTTAATTTTTTAAACTCTATATGTTCATCATTAAGTTCTTCTTGTTTATCTTTCAAATTATTATCACTAACAAAGTTTGAAATCATATCAATTAATCTCATAAATCCATAATTATATTCAACATTAGATACTTTATATTTTTCTTCTATTTCTCTCATACTGATCATATAAGTTTCCTGTTTAATTAATTCTTCATCGGCACCATTAATAATTATAGCCATTAATATACGATAAATATGTTTCAATAAATAATCAGTTAAATATAATGTATCATATACTGCTGAATTACTGGCAACTATTATAGGATAGACATAAGATTGATGATTACTGAATGTTCCTTTTAGATGTTGTCTCAAATCAATTCTCAATTGTTTTATTTTGTTTCCAATAATAAATTGTTCTATTTCAGTATCAGGATTTTTTAATTCATATTGATAATTACCATTATTTAATTTAAATGTATCAAATAAATCATATTCATCTATTTCACCAGTAAATATACCATCTTCATCTGTTTTTAATGATGGAAAGTTATATGGTAATTTATCTAATTGAAATAATTGTTGATATTGCTCTTTTGAAATACTTAATTCATTTTCTAAAATGTCAAGAGCAATTGTTTTTTCCATCATATTTTTGTTAATTATATAATGATTTAAATCAATTTTTTATTTATTATATTGTTGTGCTTTTAATTTTGCTTTACGATTAGTTTCTTTTATTTTCTCCATATAATTTTTTGCTTTTTCTTTAACAATATTACTATTTTTTTTGTAGTATTTTTTTATTTATTTCAGGATTAGTATAACACTTTAATTTTTCTTTTAATTCATTATTTTTATTTTTAAGTTCTTCCTCGTTTTCAATAATTCTAATTATATCTGTTAAAACGCATGCATTTCTTTGCAGAAATTTTTATAACATTTATAAAATCTTCAGAATTTTATAAATGAATTAAATGGTTCTTTTTTGAATATGATATATATCATAATGTTGAGTTAATTTAAAATTTGCCATATGTTTTTATAGAATATGTCAAATTTAGTGTTATCGTTATCATTATAAGAAATGATTTTTAATAATAATTCATATGTTATAATACTATCATTATAATTATCATACATATATAATAATTTTTACCTAATATATGCTTTATTTATTGTATTATAATATGACATTGTATTTAATCATAAAAAAAGAAATATCAATTTTTTATGATTAAAAAAAGAAGAAATAATTAAAGTTTTATAATTTTTCAAAAAAAGTTTTATGATTTTTATAAGTTTTGATTGAATTATTTAATGAAGTTCTTTTAGATATCCATTCTGAATTTTCAGTTAATAATGAATTATCATTCGAATTATTTGTTAAAATAACTAAATCTTTTAATATATATCTATTAAAATTATTGACAATAAATTTTGCAAATTTGATTAATTCATCATTATTAAATTCATATTTAAATTTTTCAATATACGAATTAAACCATATATCAATATGATTATAATGGTTTTTAGTAATTTTTTTATATTCATCCTTTAAATAATTTTTTAATTTGTCAAATCTAACTAATTTCAATTCATTATCGATGCTAAAAATATCATCTACTATTTTATTAATTTTTTTATAGATTTCATCCTTATAATCTTGATATATTTTTGGTATTCTGTTAATATAATTATCATAATTAAAAACTTTATCTAAATTAAAATCAAAGTTTATTGGAGTAAATAATTGTGTAAAATAATTATTATTAGTAATATTATATTTAATAAATTCTAATATTTCCTTTAATGTTATTTCTTTACCAAGTGCAGCTAGTTCATTTTCTAATTTATTAATTTGCATAGTTGTTTTAATAATTGCGTCGTTTTTCCAATTATTAGAAATAAAATCATTGAACATATTATCGACAGATATTAATAAATTTTCGAGTGTAATATTTTGTTTAATCTCATTTTTTAATGAGATATCATTAATAGTACTTAATAGATTATTGTCAAACCATACATTTTCATTAATATCTTTATTTTTATGACTAATAACACCAATAATTTTTTTAATATTTAAATTTTTAACTTCATTGTTTCTTAATAAAATTCTATCAATAAATAATTCGATATCATCATTATGTAATAAATCTACCATAGTTAAAGCAATTAAACAATCTTTTGTTTTATTTGCATCATTTACCATTCCTAATGCTTGATTTGATGTTAATCTAGTTGTATTTGCAGGAATTACACATATAATTAAAGTATTAGGTTGATTAATATATTTATTAATAATATTTTTAGATTTTTCTCTCATTTCTGCTGGATATTCAATAATTCCTGGTAAGTCATAAAAAGTGCTATTAATTACATATTCATTACAAATTTTGATATATAATTCATCTTCGACTATATCATTAATTTTATTCATTAATTCTGCAACGTGTAATTTAGTTTTTTCTTTATCTGTCAATTTGATAGTTTCATTTTTAAAAGTAATATGATAAGTTTCAATATCGGAATTACTTAATTCTATTTTAATAGGGCATTTAGTACAAAGATTTCTATCAATTGGAAAAATATCACACTTGAGAATATTTCTTATTAATGATGATTTACCCGAACTTTCATTACCAATATTAACAATTATAGGTAATTTATATTCATCTATTGGAATATTTAATGCTTTAATTTTATTAATAAATTTTGTATATTTAGAATTCTTCATTTTCTCAAAAAAATTATTATCATTATAAAACATAGTTTTTGTCGTTTGTTCTGTAGATGCTTTTAAGACTTTACCAAATAATTTTAATGTATCCAATGCAACTTCTCCGGATTCATTATCTTTTTTATTAATACATTTATTAACTAAATTTAATGAATCGAATATTAATTCTTTATTTTTCATTATATTCATTTTTATATTATCATTTATGATAAACTTTAAATAAATTCAATCAATGTTGTAAATTGTAATAACTATGATTTCTGAGCATTTTGATATATTTAACGCTCTTATAACATTTAATTTTTTCTATCATTGCTTTTTCTTCTTTACATTTTCCAATAAACGATAATAATCTTTCTTCATTATTATAAAAAAACAAAAAAATTAAATTAATAATAATTTTATTACATAATTTATTGAAATTATTAATATGACTAATATACTATCATTAATTATATTAATGTTTTCTTCATCGTTATTATTATTGTCTTCCTCCTCGTCGTCTTCATCATCATCATCGTCTTCATCATCGTCGTCTTCTTCCTCATCATCATTTTCTTCATCGTAATCTTCATAAAATTGGTATGATATAGACATTATTTTTAAAATAATTATTTACAAAAATCAATTTTTATCTTTATTTTTTATTGATAAATTCAATGTAAAAATTTTTAACATCTTTGATATCTATTTTTGTTTTATTGAAAAGTTTATTATAATTTTTTAATTTGTCTAATTTTTCTTTATCATCTTTAAATTTTATTTTTAAGTTATCGATTCCTAAAAGCAATTGTTTTTTCATAAATTCCACACAATTGCTTAATGCACATTCAATAAATTTAAAATTTTCTTGTGATATTTGAAATGTTCTATTTATTTGTAATGTTTGCAATTCAAATTTTTCTTTTGTTATTTTTCCTTCTTGAAGTTTCTTAATTAAATTAGCTATTTTAATATCTTTTGTTTGTTTAATTTTATTTAAATTAGCCATTTCTGTTGTACATTTACTGAATCCACACATCGCAAGTTTAAATGAGTTATTAATTACTGCTTTAAAATTTTGTTCAGGAATTTTTTTATAAATCTCATCAAGAATTTTAGGAGGCATTTTTTTTATAATTTCATTTCCAAAATCTTTTTTAGCAGTGTCATCAAAAAATTTAGGTGGTATTTTTTTAACAAGCTTATTAAGCTTTTTAGGAGACATTTTTTTAATATCTTCACTTTTAATCGTTTTTTTATTATGATTAGAAGAACTCATAATTTCTCTAACTATTATAAAAGATAATTTAAATATACTTAAGGATTATTTGGGAGTTTCTTTAAATATAATAATAAAAATTGATTTAATAATATTCGTCATATTCATTATTAATAATGGATTACAAAAAACTAACAGACGAAGAAATAATTGAATTATGCAAAGAAAAAGGAATTGAATATTATAATTCTAAAACTAAAAAGAATTATGCAAAATCAACACTAATAACTAGACTCAATAAAACTGTTTCTGAACCAAAAGAAGAATTAAAAGAAGAAAAGCAAGTTATTGAATATAAAAACGAAGTCATTTGGAGTTTATCAAACGAAGACAAAAACAATAATGATGAATACAAAGAAATTGAAACTAAATTATTAAATTGTATTAAATCTTGTCACGATTGTTTATATTCAAATGGTTCAATTACAGGTTTAAAAGCTAGTAATGATATTATTCGAATTATAATATTTCGATTATTAAATATTATTTATACAAATGATGATATTAAAGTTGAAATAAGAAATAAAATTTCACCAGAAATTTTAGATAAATATGAAAAATATTTAATAGATATTAAAGAATTCAATAAAAGTCTTAATATTGATAATGATATTAAATTATATATTCTTAAAATTATTATTCCTATTTTGCCCAATATTTTTAATACCGATGATATGATATTTAATATGAGAAATTATCCAAAAAATTATACTACTATTATTACTAAAGTATCAGAATTGATAAACATTAATAATTCAGAATTATTTATAAAATTATTTGCTGATACTGGAGGAAATATTTACGAATATTTTACTAATTCTTATGGTAAAGGGAATACTTCTAAAGAATTAGGTCAATTTTTCACACCATTTAAATTGATCAATTTGCTTTTAATCAATATTAAAGATTATATTTCAATAGATGATAATTATTCTATATATGATCCGTGCTGTGGTTCAGCTGGTCTTTTAAATAGAACATCTTCTTATTTAGGTATAAATAAGAATAATATTTATGGCTGCGAAGTAGAAAAAGACACTATTAAATATGCTTTAGCCTCACTATTAGTAAATAATAACAATTCATTAAAAGTTAATATTATTAATAAATGTTCATTGAGTAATAATAACCTCTTATTCGAAAATAAGAAATTCAATTTAATCTTAACTAATCCGCCATTTGGTATAAAAATGACTTATAAAGATTTGAAATCTAAATTTGAAGAATATAGAAATTATAATTTTAAATCATCATCTATTAAATTTGAGGATGTATATCCAATTAATACAAATAATCCCCCTTCATTATTTTTACAGCATATTATTTATATGTTAGAAGATAATGGAATTTGCGGAGTTGTATTACCTGATGGTTCAGAATTATCTAATAAAAGTTATTATAATTTTAGAAAATATTTAATAGATAATTGTAAAATACTCAAAGTTATTAATGTTAGTGGAGGTGCATTTAATTCAACTGGTGTTAAAACAAAGATATTAATTTTTAAGAAACAAAAAGGAATAGATAATCATAAAAAAATAGAATTCTTAGAAATTAATAAGGAATGCAACAAAGTTAAATTAATTGCAATTGCTGATTTAGATAAATATTATAGTTTTAAATTAAAAGTAAATCAAGAAAATATTATTTCTAAATATAAAGATAATCAAGAAATTCAATTAATTGAATTTGGTCAAATGTTTAATTTAATTGAAGGTTCTATTCAATCATCAAAAGTTGTTGAAGATCCTAAAGGAATTGTATTAGTTACTGGTGCAAAAGAATTTAAAACAATTAAAATAATTAATAATTATAAAATTATTACTGGTTCAAATTTATTTATATGTACAAATGGAAATGGAGATAAAATACCAATTAAATATTATGATAAGGATTGTTATTATAGTTGTTTAATGAGTTTATGTAAAATTAAAGAAAATTATATAGATAAAATTAATATCAAATATATTTATTATTATTTATTAAATAAACAAGAATATATAGAAGAAAATTATCAATTAGGATGTGCAAATAAAAAATTAGATGTAGAAGAATTTAATTTAATGAAAATTCCAATTCCTCTAATTGAGGTCCAAAATAAAAAAGTTGAAGAAATTGACAAATTAGAACAATCAATTCAAACAATGAAAACTAGAATTTCACAAATTAAATACGAACAAGAATATATTCTTTCAATTTAATTGAAAGAATATATTATTAATAAAGCTATTGAATTTATTGAATTCGGTCAATTATTTGATTTAATTGAAGGTTCTATTCAATCATCAAAAGTTGTTGAAGATCCTACTGGAGATGGAGTATTTATAAATTGGTCTATTTATAATAAATACAAGAAAATAAGTAACAATATATTAGATGGTGATAATTTATTTATTAGCACAAAAATGCCAAATGGTAAGGATAAAGGATATATGGTAATTACATTTTATTCAGGTAAATGTAATTACTGTGATTTAATGAGTTTATGTAAAATTAAAGAAGACTTTAAAGAACAAATTAATATTAAATATATTTATTATTATTTATTAAATACACAAGAATATATAGAAGATAATTATCAAAAAGGTTGTGCGAATAAATCATTAGATATAGAAGAATTTAATTTAATGAAAATTCCAATTCCTGCTATTGAAGTTCAAAAAGAAATAGTTCAAATTTTAGATGATATGAATGATAGAATGAATTATGATATTAGACATAGTCAATTATTAGAATCAATGATTAGAGATATAATTAATTTAAAAAAAAATTATTAAAGAATTATTAATATATTTTATTATTAATAATGAAATTCGATGATTTTCAAATAATATTAAAAGGTGCTATTGGTTCTATGACATTTGGAGCATATCATATGTATATTACAACAAATATGATTAATGAAAATAATAGAAACAATCAACTAAGAATTGATGAAAATAATATGAATAACCAATTTAGAATTGATGAAAATAATAGAAATAATCAATTAAGATTTGATGAATTATATAAAAAAATAGAAAAATTAGAAATTATTAATCGATAAAATAATCGCTTCTTTTTCCTCCATAAAAATACCATAAGTTGATATTAGGTATTTTTTTGTCAATTGAATTTAAATATTTGATTTTATCGTCGTCGTCAACTATATCGTTTATAATAAAATAATCTTCGTTTTTATTAATAATATCGATACATTCATTTTTATTATAATAATAAGGGCATTCTTCTTCATTGATATAAGTATCTCTAAAATTGAAATTCTGCATTTCTAATAGTTCAGTAATATCAGGCAGATTAATATTTTTATTCAAAGTTCTATAAATATTATAATCTTCGATATTATGAATATTATTAAATTTTAGTTGATTTATTATTTTTATTGTAGTCCATTGGTTTGCTTTGGCTATAATATTGTGTTTCATTGTATTAATATTAGAAACTTTTTCATCTGTATCTTCGATTATTTCAATTATTTTATATTCATTTGATTTTATTGTTTTGTTTAATTTATAACATTTGATTTTGTCATATTCTAATTCTATATCTAATAAAAGGTATTTAAGGACATTTTCAATTTTCTTATATTCGGTTTCGACTTCATTATTAAAATTTGTTGGTAGAATTACGCGTAAATATTTATTTCCATTAATTCTAGTTCCGCGTCCAATTGATTGAATGATATCTTTCGAAGATAATTTATAATCGGTGAAATAAATAATATCTATATTTTTATTGTCATAACCCATTGAATACTTTGCAACTACATAACCAACTGATTTTTGGTTTTTTTCAATTTCTGATTCAAATTCTTTAATTTTATTATAATAAATAATATCAGTGCCTAATTCTTCTTTAATCTTTTTAATATCTTCATAATCATTATTATCAGTTTCATTTTTAATAAAATCCTCATTAATTAAAATATAAGGTTTAATATCAATTTTGCCTGCATTATATGATTTCAAATGATGTAAATAATAACGATATGCACTGTTGCAACTATTATGAAAACTCAAACCTTGTATTCTTTCTTGATTAGGTTTATTGAAAGTATTGAAAATTAAATTGTTGAATTCTACATTAGTTTTATTTATTTCTTTGTCAAATATTTCAACTTCGATTTGTGCTAAAAATCCTTGGTTTTGTAATTCCTTAAATTTTATAGGTTCGTATAATTTGCCATAAATTGTTTTATTTGTTAAAACAAATTCTTTATTAGGACTAGCAGTAGTAAATAAACGATATTTAATATGACTAGTATCAGTCATAAAAAACTGTTTTATAGTATTTGATTTATCTAAAGTCCAATTGTCTAAAGTCCAATGGGCTTCATCAAACCAAATAAATAGTTTTCGAATATCATTTTCAATAATTAAATCATAAACATTTTTATAAGATTGATAACAATAATTATAAATATTACAATCGATATTATTTTTATATTTATCATTTTGGTTTTTAATAGCAATTCTAGGCGAAAATATAAGTATATTTAATGGTTTGATCCTATTGAATACATTAAAAGCAACTTGAGTTTTACCAGCACCAGTAGCTAAACATAAATAAATCTTATTATTTTGTGTTAATTCTTTTTCAATGTAATCAATAGCCGTTATTTGATAGTCTCTCAATATTATTTTTTCTTTTTTTAAACAAAGAAGGTTTTTGACTAATTTCAAATAATTGTTAATAATAATATTTTCGTTATTTTCTCTATTAATTCTGGTTAATTCTTCTTCGGTTTTAGAAACAAATTTAATATTTATTTCCCGAAGATAATCTTCAATTTCATTAATAATTTTTCTATCATAAAATTCTTTTCCTCCATCATAATAAATATTATAATGTTTGAAATAGCATTTAATTAGATTATCAATACACCATAATTTTTTACTATTAATAATATCTAATTCATAAATCTTAACATAAACGCCTCTATACAATTCACCAGTTATATAAGTGCTGGCTCTATCTTTTATAGAGGTAGTAATACCAACTTTATAAACATTAGATTGTTTAAACCAATCATTATCTCGAATATAAATATAACTTTTGTCAATTATAGACATATTGACCTTATAAATTATTTTTGTCTTTAAATAATCATTTTTTAAAAATCATTTAATTTAAGATGGTTTAATAGTAAACATTAATTCGGTAATTCTTTTAATGTATGTTTTATGATCTTTTTTTGTTAATGTATTTTTTTTAAATAATTTTTCTAATTCAACAATCATTTTATCTAATTCTTTGCGTTTTAGATCACTTTCAGGTACTGTGGAGATTATTGATTTAAATAATTTCATAGTATTATTTAATATTTTATTACAATCTTTTACAACACATTTATTATATTCATACATTAAATCATTTTCACTATATTGTTTTCTTAATTCTAATTTTTTTTTGATGTCTTTTTCAGTTGTATAATTAGTATGTAAATCCGCTGTTTTTTTATCGTTCATAATATTCTTTTTTTGTTGGGAACAATGTTTTTCAGCACATATTTTAAGTTCAAAATAAATAGCAAATAGTTTCATTACATTCTTTTTGATTACTTCGTTTATTAATGACGCATCAGTATTTTTACTCATTATATCTACTTTACTATAAATTTAAAAAAAATAATTATAATAATGAAATTTACAAAATTCTTTAAAAGGAGCTATGCTATTCTCAGCATATGATAAATAAAAATAATATAAATATTTTATTGAGAATTCAAGTTAAAATTGATAATATTGTTTAATAAGACTATTTATTATTATGTTATAGGAATATATATCAATGATTTCAATAATTTCGATGATGATTATTATAATAATCATTTGTATATTCCTTTATGCAATTCTAAAAGAACGTGAAGAATTAGGATGTTATAGAGTTTCAATTTCTAAACAATGTGATGAGAATAATAGTGTATATTTATTGAATACTAAAATGGAAAATGGAGATACAAAAGAAATATTAAAAAAACGATTGATAAGTATTGTTTCTTATCACGAAAAAGCAGGTGTATGGCGTAGATGTTATATACTGTCATTGGCATTATTATTTATAATATTTATTGTAGATAAAATATGTTGTTATAAAAGAGATAATATATATTATTGGATTGTATTACTATTATTATTTTTTACAGTTCATTATTTCTTTTTCAATTATATAAATTACCATCATTTTCGTAATCTTAAAGAAAATGCAATAGAAATTATTAATAAGGTTATTTAAATCAAATTGGAAATAATCTAATTAATAATTAGATTATATAAAAATAAATTAAATGGATTTTAAAGGTATGTCGGATGAACAAATAATTTCATATTGCAAAAAGAATAATATAAAACATTTAAATAAACAAGGTAAACCATATACTCGTAAGACACTTATAAAATATATAAATGAGGATGTAAAAATAGAAGTTAAAGAAAAAAAACCAAAGAAAGAAGTTAAAGAAAAGAAGGTAGTTGTTAAGGAAAAAAAACCAGATATTGATTATTTTTTAAATTTAAAAGAAGATTATAATAAAGTTTTAGATCAAGAAAAATATATTATAATAAAAAATTTAATGAATATATATACATCATTAAAAAAATATAAATATATTAGTAAATCACTTTTAGAATTATGCGATATTAAATATGGTGATAAAATATCTAAAACTGATCCTGCTTATAATGGTGAAATTAGAAAGAAAGATCATTCACAATATCCTGTTTATAATAGTGGAAATAAACCTATATTCTATGCCACTAAATATAATAGATGGATGAATAGTTGTAAAATATCAACACAGAATGTAACATACGACAATTGCGTTATGTTATTATTTGATAAATTCTTTTTAACAAATGACGCTTTTACAATAAAATCAACTAATGATATTTTATTAGATGAATATTTATTTGTTTATTTATATACAAATAGAGATGAAATAATGGAATGTGTTAAAAATAATGTTTTGGATGTAAATAAATTTTTATCAATTAAAATAAAAATACCTGTAAATCTTGAAATACAAGACAAATGTTATAAAGAATTTTATAAAATATGGAATACATATAGAAAAATCGAAGAACTTAACAATGAAATTATAGAAAGACTTGAAGATATGAAAAAAGGTTATAAATAATTACTTGATGAAATTATATAGACAAAAATATTTGTATTAAAATATTAGAAAAATAGTAATAAATGATTCTATATTTTTATTCATATCATTATGTCTTATACATCAATGACATCACGAATTTATCAGTTTGACGAAAGCGAGTTTATTAGGCGATTTATCAGTGATTATTATACTGAAACCGATTTTGATCTGGAATCTTCATTTAAAGAATATTTCATAAACTTTGTTCGATCAAATTCAGTTGACTATAATAGTTATGTGTTTATAGAACTATACATTGTCGAGCATAAAAATCGCAGTCACGAAAACTTTACCTTCGATAATTTTCTATACGAAAAATTATTTAGCATCATTAAAGTTGCGATGAAGGTTTAGTAATCAAAGTTGGGTTTGTTGGAAAAAAATGGCAAAAAGATTATTTTTGTCATTTGAGTGTTTTCATAAAATCCTCCATATTTTTTGTTCCCATACTAGAATTGCAGTTTTGACAAATAGGCTTTAAATTCGAAACAATCGTTTCACCTCCATTTGCTTCAGCTATAATATGACCACAATTAAAACTCATTTGAGTTATATCTGTAGAATTGCAGCATAAACATTTGGCTTTGCCGATTTCTTCACCAATATTAATATTCCATACAAGTTTTTTCATAGTTGCCGAAATTGGCTTTTTCTTTTTTTTCTTTTCTTGTGCTTTTTTTTCTTGTGCTTCCTTCTCCTGTGCTTTCTTTTCTTGTTCTTTCTTTTCTTTTTTCTTTATATTTTCTTGTGCTTTCTTTTCTAGTTCTTTCTTTTCTTGTTCTTTCTTTTCTAGTTCTTTCTTTTCTTGTTCTTTCTTTTCTTGTTCTTTCTTTTCTAGTTCTTTCTTTTCTAGTTCTTTCTTTTCTTGTTCTTTCTTTTCTTGTTCTTCTTCTTTGAGTTTTTGACAAATATTAAAGATATCAGTTAAGAATGTATTTAATTCTTTATAATAACTATCTCTTTCATCAATTGGTGAAGATGAAGTATCATAATCATTTCTGCCATATACTAATGTAATAAAACAGCATTTTTCAATGAAATCTATTACATCATAAAATTTATTAATTGCAGCTAAATGTAATTCTAATATTACTTTACCATTTTGATTTATATTATGAATATATCCAATATATTGTTTTTTAAATTGAAAATTATATATATATTTCTTAAAAAAAACATAAAATTCAGCATCTGTTTTATTATCAATTATTTGTAATAATAATTGATAATTTTGTTTTACAATATCAGAATTCTGATTACATTTATCTATTTCATTATCCCATTCTTTACTTTTCATAGAAATTATATCATAATATTTTCTTGACATCTTTTGATTATAATCTTTGATATTATCAAAATCATTTTTTATTTAAAGCTTTATTGTTAATATCCTTAAATAAAATGAACAATAATGTTAAAATAACTTTACATAATGGTTTAGGCGATAAATCATTAGATTTAATAGGGTTTAGTGTTATATGTAAATATTTAAATTATAAACCGCATATATTTTTTAATAATTGTATATGGGGTAGTTATGATATGCGGTTATTCAATTTTGATGAAATAACAATTTTAGAAAACGATGACAATGATAACTGCGATTTTTATATAAATTCGCCGATTCCGTCATCGTCTCTTTGTCCTTATAAAGTTTATGAATTTATTAGAAGTTTTTTACCTGAAATAAGTTTTGAGGAAATATCAAATGATTTTATTCATCAGGCAAAGAAAATAATAAAACCTTCAGATATTATTTTATCAAAAATACCAGAAAATATAAAAAACGCATATGGTATTCATTTAAGAAAATCCGATAAAGTTGCTAATAATTGTGATATAAGATATGAAAATACAATAACTGAATTTGAAATAATAATTAATCAGTTATTAAATGATGTTAGAAATATTATTATTACTGAAGAAAATCCAACATTTTTGATAGTTAGCGAGGATAATACCTGGAAGCACCGAATACAAGAAATAATAATCAATATTTCTAATGAACATAACAAAACAATTAAGATATTAGAAATTGGTTATAATGATCATAATAACGATTATGACAATTATAATAGTGTTTTAGATATGTTTTGTTTATCAAAATGCAAAGAAATATTACAAGGAGTAAAATATAGCACTTTTAGTATGTTAGCAAGTATATTGGGTAACAATAAACTAAGAAATTATTCAAACTATACACCTAGCTATGATGTCTGTTTAATCCATTTATGGTCATCTGCAATCGAAATAAACAATAATAAAAATTTTGATATCAACTTTCATAAAAACAATTTAATAGAAATTCCTAATATAGAAACTAATATAAAAAAATGATATCATAATTTTAATTTTTTATTAACATTCATATGCGATTGTTTTTAAATTGGATATTTCAATTATATGAAATACTAAAACAGATTATTATTGTATTAGAAGGAATAACAGTTATTAATTTTATTTATAATACATTTATAAAAAAGAAATCAGAAGATAATGAAGAACATTCTGAAAATATTAATAATGATTTAATATTAGACAATTTAAAATCTGAATTAGTAAAAGAAAAAGAACATATTAATGAATTAAATTCTAAATTGAAAAATGAAGAAATTAAAAATTTTACATTAAGATGCGAATTAGTAAAAGAAAAAGAACATATTAATGAATTAAATTCTAAATTGAAAAATGAAAATAATTATTTATTAATTTATGAAGGTAATGAATTAGAATCTGAATTAGTAAAAGAAAGACAACAAAATAATGAATTAAAGTCTAAATTAAGTAAAGAATACCATATTACATCTGATTTAACATATGAATTAGGAAAAGAAAAAAATATAAATTTATCTTTAAGAACTGAATTAGAAATAGAAAAAAATACTATTATGTCATTAGTATCTGAAAAAGAAAAAGATAATAGAGTATCTGAAATTACAAAAAATATGAACTTAAAATTAGATAATTTAAGATGTAATTTAACAAGAGAAAAACGAATTAATGATGAATTAAAATGTGAACTGACAAAACAATCAAGAATGAATGATGCATTAAAGTCTAAACTATCAAATTCTGAATATGCTTTATCAGTAGTAAGAAGAATTAATAATGGATTAAAACATAATTAATAAATATTTTTTATTAAATTATCAATATATTATTTTTTTTAGTTCGTTATTCTCCAATCTTCGAGTATAAAGAACCTATATATTTGAAATAATAATATCATAGGTTGCTGTAAAGGCAAGAAAGGATATACTATTAAGTAAAAACTTAGTGTTTTAATATTTTTGATAATGTGAAAATCCATATAATTTCTCATTTAATAAATCCTTATAATATAAATTAAAATTATTTAAAGACATTTTAAAATTAGCCTTAAATAAAAAATGATATCATAATATTATTTTTTTATACAACTACAAATGTTTGAATTATCGAACATAATTATTGGTATAATAATATGTAAATTAATAACTGAATTAATAGAATTATTATTATTAATAGTACTAATAATATCAAAAATAATTGATTTGAC